GTTTCAACCGCATTAGCGTCTACTTTCAGAATAGTCCATTCATGGGATGGCAACGCTGGTGATGTTATCGGGGATGTATACCAGGTCCAAGCCTCAGTGAATTCCGATGGTGCTATAGTTGCCGGAGCGGGTGAAATCACATTAAACAAGAACGGTATTCAGAGGACTAATTCAGGCTATGTTGAAACAGCGAACATTCTTAACGAGAATGTTGTGAATAACTTTGAAACTGCCGATTACTACACCACTCTTGACGAAGGGTACATTTACACTATATCTGGCATTGTCATAAATGCTGACGCAACTAATCCAACCTTTAGCGATTTCTATGTGAAGCTGATTGTAGCTGATTCCGAGGCCGCAGAAATCGCTAATGATTATTCATATGCTTTTACTGATGTATCCGGAACAGCACAGGCACGATGTAGCATAACATTCTTTTCAGGAATAATTGGTGGCGGGACTGCGCCAACAGTAACCCTTAGATGTGGGAATAAGACAGGCTCAACCATTCATTTTCATGGTTATCTAAAGGTGTCTAAAGCATTATAATAAAGGAGTAATAACATGGCCTGGGCAGAACTCCATCTAATGGCAGGATCAGGGATATACGGCATAGCGAAACTCGCTGGTGCTGATTCCCCTGAACTCATCCCTGCTGTAATACTCTCGTGCATGACTCATCCTGTACTTGATGACATGAACGTTGATGCAGTAAGTGTCTATCATGGGTTTGGTAAGACTAAGGCAGTTAAGATAATCACATCCATCTTCAGAGCAGTCTTCTGGGGAGCCTTCCTTGGCCTTGCAATATGGGAGCCATGGGTGCTTGTGTGTGCTGTACCGGCATGGCTCATCTGTGATTGGGAATGGTTTGTCAAGTGGAATGTGGGCATAGGTATCCATAACAGGAGTTATAAGCGGCCTTGGGCGTATATGTACCCTGATTGGCTCAAGACCCAGCGGGGTCTGATACCCATAGTGATAGTATTACTCTTATTCTTCTGGATGGTGATCGGAGGTAGATATGGATAACGATCAGAGTGGACTAGGCAAGCTATACGAGAAGGTATGGCGTAAGTTTGGAGACCAGCCGTTCACATACAGTATCAGGGACGGATACAAGAAATATCCAGTTATAATTATATTTGTCCTTCTCGGTATAGGCACAGCGATTGGACATTTATTCTGGCAGTAAGGAGTAGTATGAGATATATAAAGACAGTAATAATATTAATTCCTTATTTTATTAAGTACGGCCCCCGTCTCCCCAAACTGATACGGCGGATAAAAGCAGTAGACGATGACGGCTACCAGTTCTCAGACCTCAAGGAACTGGAATATGCGGTAAGAGAATTTCTAGGTAAGAAGGAGAACCCCGAATGATGGCGGCGATAATCTCAGTGGCAGTAATGGTATTACTCCAGATTATAACCTTTGCTTATGGGTACGGCAAGTTATCCCAGAAGGTTGACAGCAACAAAGCTGTAGTCGTTACCAAAATTGACCATGTCTCCAAAGAACTGGATAACCACATCCAATACACCAAGGGGAATGGTAGGGAGTTGGCAGCACTTGGGGTCAGGGTGAAGCACCTTGAAAGTGGTGCTGGAGGTGGCTATGTGCCTTCCCCGTAAAACTCATCCGAAGATCAGAATATAACAGGATGAAGGTTAATATAGTCCTGCTTGAGATGAAGAACGAGCGTCTTCAGAAAAGGCTGGATGATCTTGAATTAGAGCGGCGATGGAGGTGCCGGAGCGACCAGTTGAAGGCCATCAAAACTAAGCATACATCGCTCTGAGGCTTCATTCTAGGGGGGTTACTTGTCCGATGGGTGTTGTGTAGTTACGGTCTATCATTTCCTACTCACCCACCATTGATATAGTTCTTCTCCTGTTTCAAATCGGTGCTTCACTGGTTGCCCTTTCCTATTTTTATATCCCGATTCTCTCACCCTTTCTACTATTCCATCACAAGCCCTTCTCCATAGTTTGACTATCTTGGGAAAATAAATATCTTCCCTCGTAGTTGCTTTAGTAAAAGGGCAAAGAACACACCCAAGCCTTTCAAAACCCTCGTCATAAAGGTGGCAATATGGTAGGTCGTTCGTCTTTATATATTGCCATATATCAAAGTTGTCAAAATTAAGAATAGGTCTGATAAGTGTCTTAGTCTTATCTGCTCTTGCTGATTCTACATAGCATTGTTTACTTCTCGTTGAACTCTCTGCCCTGCGGTTACCAACAACCACTATCCTTCCTGCCCCACCAGCTTCCTTGATTATTCTACAGCACCATCTTTTATTACGCATAGGTAATCCCTTCTTTGCCACTGTCTTCCAGAACCCTTTGGCATGGTAGTCCCAAATAACATCAGGATAATATTCCTTGATGAACTTGTATATCTGTGGGGGGTCTATCGGACTGACACAGTAATGTGCATCAAACTTAACCCCTGCTTTAACAGCCAGATCATAGATCGCCACGCTGTCCTTGCCTCCGGAGAATGCGAGATAGTAACCTTCCTTTGGTTCCCATGCTTGCAAGAGTTCAATAGCGAACTGTACCTTGTCTTTGCCATCAAAGTTGAGTTGTTCAAGACCCATCATTCTCCCCCCTCTATTTCAATCTCGGTCCGGATTGGACTTGTCGGGCCATAATCTAACTTCCACACCTCGCTGCTCTTTGAGCCACGCCATCTTCACCCTGAAGTCAGCCATCAAAACCCCCTTTGCATCCTCGTATACCTTACCCGGTGTGCCCTTCTCTAAATAACAGAAGTCGATTGTAATCGTTATCTTAGGTTTATCGCACAGCACAAACTTATGCTGATATTGCAAGTCCTTTATCAAGCCACCCAACTCTTCAAGCCTGAGCATCTCGCCACGCCTTGCCTCCAACTTGCTGTCAAATGTCCTCTGGCACAACTCTGACCATGTTTTCTTGGCGTTGAATTTATTCATCTTCATAACAGCACCCCCTGCGCCATCCTCTTGGCGGCTATCTCACAATACTTTTCCTCAATCTCGATCAGGATGGCTTTTCTATCCAGATCTTTTGCCGCACGCCCTGTTGTCCCCGAACCAGCGAACGGGTCGAGGATGGTTTGCCCTATTTCTGAGAACATTTCCGTACAATGAACCATTTGCGGTAATGGCCTTGCACATGGATGCCCTCTGTCGAATTTCATATTTGCGGTATCAGATACTTTCCAATCACGTAATTTACCCGTTTGCACAGGAGACCCGATAGGCCAAAACAAAGCATAATCTGTGGCCCATGTTGGCCCTGTTACCTTGTATATCTGGACAAATGTTTTAGGAAATGCTGCCAATCTCCATTCTCTAGGAAAGTCTTTAGCCCATTCCCTGCATCGTTTTGCTGTCTGGAATACACATACCCACCCCGTTTCCACTAAAGATTCACATTTCTCTACGATAGGCCAAAGGAACGCAGGGTAATCAATCTCCTTGTCCTTGTATGTTAGATATTCAGTAAAGCCTATCCCATAAGGCGGGTCTGTCAGTACCAAGTCCACCCTCGGGAGGTGGGGGAGAATGTCACGGCAATCACCATGAAATATCTGGACAGCGTCATCTTGGAAGTATGGCTTCATCCATTCTCTCCTCTAACTCTGGATTCTCGTACTCGTTGGCTAAGTCATTGAATATCTCATTACCATATTCTAATGCCTTCCCCCTCAAATCAGCCACCACCTCCCTCAACGTGTACTGCTGGGCTTGGTATGTTATAAGCTCAGGGCATTGGCTTTCATCTATACAATCCTGAGTAGTTTCATATATAGTTCTCGTTAATTGTCTACACCCCTCGCATGGATTGTCTAATAACTTCATCAGACACCTCCCTCATATCTTATCTGCCCATCTGCGAAGTTAGCTACCAGTGTACCATCTACTTCCCTGTGACTCCTCGCCGAAAGCATACCAAGCTCACCTCGACACATACTCTCAATCATGTAGCTAGCATCATCCCAAGCAGTTGCTCCCTCCCTATTATGTCTGAGCACATCCATAATATCTTTAGCTAATTGTATTTTAGAATTCACTCCTTCACCTCCAGAGATTTCTTTACGCTCTGCCATAATTCCGTAACAATCCTCTTGGTATTCTCATCGTGGATATAGAGATTAATTACAGGCTCAAGGAAGTCCTCGCCGATCTTCTCCACCATCCACTTCAGGGTGTCCTGTTGGGCTAGGTACATTGATTTCTCAAAGCACCCCTCGCATGGGTTAGCCGTTAGTTTCATTGGTCGCCTCCTTATTCTCCACACCTACATATTTTATTACCACATCTATTGCAAGGTTCTGGCTCACCAATCAATTCTTTAGCGCACTCACCGCAGAAATAATCACCCATAAAATCAAATGCTCCCTCAAAACCACATCTATCACAGTGGGTGTGTTCGTCAAATGGAACCTCTCGGCTACCCATCACCGCACCTCCCGTACAGCCTCGTTCCCTGCCTCTTTAAATTCCTCGCAATCGTGTATGTGTGACCACAAACCAATCCTATCAAAATCACTATCTTCGCAGAAGGGGCAAGTTAGCATCTCATCTTTCCGTACCACCGCTATCCTCTCGGTAGGAGTTGATAGGGCTAGGATTTGGTCTGCAAAACGTAAAGCCTTTTCTCTTCCAGTAGGTGATGTTCTCCCCCAAGCTTTCTCCACCCCCGACTCATAAGCGTTCCATAAATATCCAACTAATAACTTAGCCACCTTCTCTCTCATTTCGCCTCCTTCTTGAGTTCTTGCCAGCACTCACTACACTCGTGTTGTTTGATAACTTTAGGTAGTTGCCCCAGATGAACATGGGGGTGGCTAATGCAAGGCTTGTTCCCCCACTCCACCACCCACTTAATAGCTTCATCCCATGCTATTTGGGCTAGGGCACTGTCCCTATCATCAAATGTAACTACTCCACCGCCACCAAGAGATTTTTTGGCTTTCTGTATCTGCTCATCAGTCAGTTTCATTAGATGCCTCCTTAATACGGCAGGTTCTCTTCCTCGTCAGACGTCTTCCCTGCCTTGAGTCTATTTAGTTGGGTGAAGCCACCAAGACAATCTCTGTTATACTCCCTGACCTTATTAGCCAACACCTGATCCGACATACCATCAAGCATCCGAACAATATGCGTGATAAACTTGGGTGACTTGGCCTGGTTCTTGATAAACTTCTTCACCCATATGGTGTCATCAAGCCTCTTTATATCTGCCTTCTCCAGTTCTTTGAAGAGGTCAGGTAAATCCTCGAGATCTAGCTTTGTCTCGAAGGCTATGGTTTCATCAGTCATCTCGCTGATGCCTGTAGCTTGGCATTGTTTATTGAAACAGCAATACAAATACAGCAGCTTGGCATCCTTGGATAGCTTTTGTATCTTCGGCTTGCACCATATGTCAGTATCTATCATTCTAAACGGCATGAATAACCTACCTTTTGGTGCATAGCCACCATTGCTGCTGGTCGACACCATTCTCTATTGAGCCATTTCCAAGCCTCGCTGTATTCAATGAATTTATCAGGCGGTTGGTATAGTTGAGCGAATGGCATACACCCTATCTCCCATATCTGCTCCAGTCTATCCTTTGCCTGTTCGATAGTTTCCCCCTGAAAACCGATCAGGACATAGCATCGCAACTTCCGCCTCGGCAAGAATGATAATTTCCCCACTGCCTTCTTTAATGGCTTTAATGCACCGATAGTATCGGCGGCAAGGAATAACTGGTCTATCCGAAGTCCTCTTAACTCCTCTGCTACCCAGTCATCAACCAAACTCGCTTGTAACCCACCACCAAATGTAGCCGCCTTTCTCTGAGACTTTAACATCTGGAATACTTTACTCATATGTTCTCTGCCTGTCTGGAGGAGGTTATTGTCGTTGATTGTATGACCTAATGTTATAGGGATTGTACGTAACTTGCCTTCCATTTCAGGAACAAGGCAAAAGGGACATTGGTTATTACATCCTCTACTAGTAAAGGTAATCCCCTCTCGGACATACATCCCCGGAGTAAAGTCAGACCCCATACCATATTGAGGGCCACCCAACCAAACGTGCATGTAGTGTTGACTCCATGCCCCAACCAATCGTAATGCCTCCGGTTTGTCCCAAGTAAAAGTACAGGACACATGAACCCTATCAGCTTCAGGTAGCCATAGAGGTGGGTCGCCAACGAAAGCATAACTATCCGTTGGTGTAAGTTTCGTTCTTCGTGGGAATACCCTAATCACATTCATTATAACTATTCACCTCCGATATAGACTGGAACGCCTACAATTTCAGCTATCTCCGTCTTGAATCTCTCTTCATCCGAGTTGCGGTCACTCAGATGGAGCAAGTGAACCTCTTGGAGTTTGCTTAAATCATTGGCCTTAAGCATCTCTTTAACCGTACTCAGGCTAGGGTGTGAGTGCATGATGCGGGACTTGGCTTCTCTGTCTACATGACCATTCTTGATGTTCGAGTTGAGGATATCGAGATCATAATTGCAGCCTATCATGATATGTGTTAACCCGGGGAACCTTACTGGACTATACATGGAGTCGCTGAGGTATAGAAGCCTCTCATTTCCAGAGGATAGCACGAAGCCGAGGCATGGGACGTCGTGGACGGCCTCGAAAGGTTTTACCCTCCATGATCCGATAACCCACAAACCAATATTGCTCACACAATGCACCCGATGACTATCGGCTATTTTTAATTCCTTAGCAGTCTCTAACCCTGTATATACATCTACCGCGTGTTTGAGCAAGTCCTTGACCGCATGTGAGTGATCTTGTCATTGGTGCGAGTGTGAAATCAGACAGCCTGCCAAGCCGGATACACTCGCACCTAACTCCCATATCTTATTCTCTAGCTTCTTGAACCCAAGTCCACATTCAATCAAGATAGATGTATTTGAGTCTGATATATAGTAACAGTTCCCACTCGATCCACTACTTAGAGTATCAATCTTCATAACAACACCCCCTGTGCCACGCAGATCATCATTCCCTCCTAAACTCAAGCTTCCAGACCCATGAATTCCTTTCCCATGCGCCAGGACTGTCCATTCATCTCCTCCTCTTTGGTTTACTCAAGGGGGGTTGGCTTACACACTTGTCAGTTGCCTCAAGAGCACCACCTCTATATGGTCTGATGATGTTTGGTTTTACGGGGTGGTTAACCCCAACTAGGTTTCATGCTTCACACCAACCGGATATTCCTAGCTATCACTCCCCCTTGACTAACCCTCCCAAGCCGCACAAATGTTGTCTCTACCATCTGTGTCCGCCCGACTTGGGAAGATTACTTATTTACTTACCACTCCCGAAGTGGTGGTTGCTTGTCTTCCGTTACCAAAAGTGTTTCTATTATCACTCCATATTCATCTACCACTGGCTTGATAACAGTTGTAGCATCTGGGACGGCACCTAACTCAAGCATTGTCTTGTTGGCGTTATCTGCTATCTCCCTATCCATTGAATCCTCCGCTTCCTTATCTATGGCTTCCCTCATCTCAGTGGACAGGACACCGTATCGGGATAGCAACTGCTTGATGACAGTCTTGATAGCCATGATGTTGAAGTCTGTCTTCCAGGGTGAACTATCGTAAGCGTATGCCTTCGAGTATCTCTTGGCATGAGCCTCAACTTCTGCTTTGGTCATGTAGACAGTCTTAGAGAAGCCATTGAGTAGCTCGAAGTAGGCAAGATAGCCTATCACCTTCTCGCTAGCAGCACTACCCTCGATCTTTACCTGCCCGGTGACTCTGTTCTTAATGACCTCTTCCCCTTCATAGACGGCATCAGCATTGATGAACTTGTATTGCCCTGTCCTCATAGCAAGTTGGATAAACCCTTTGTATCCCATCTGGAACTGGGGAGTAGGTACACCCTTGATCTTGTAAGGGATTATATAGGCATGACCGAGGGACTTGTTGATGAGTAGCTTCAAGGTAGCTGCCTTCAGACACTCCTTGATGATGAGGTTGGGATCACAGTCTTGGAGTGCTGTGTCCGTGCCAACCAAGTCGATGATGCTGGCAATGAAGGGGCCTGAGTTCTCCTTCATTGCGTTCCTGAACTGAGCATTGACGCTCTCCGCACTCAAGGCTAGGGCGAGTGCCTTCATGGGCGATACCTTTACTGCTGTTCCCAGTCCTTCATTCTTCATTGTGTTATACCTCCTCTTTATTTTTACTTTTGTGGATGAAGTGTCAGGCTACCTTAGGACAGGGCCATACGGCTCAAGATGGCTCTCGCACCTTTGTCCTTTACGGCATGGATGCCCTTTACAATCATGCCCCCATCCCTTATCTGCGTCAGCCCTAATTTCCTCGTCAGTAAAGATATGCTCGCATTCGTCACATACCCATACTCTATGAATATTCGGCGGGGCTTCATCTATCCCGTGGGGATGCTCATGTTCTGGATATACTATTTCGTATTTCATCAACACCCCCTTTTACTTTTGTGGATGAAATGTTAGTTGATTACCTTTCCAATCACACTCCCCCACCTTTCGGCATTTCAAGACCCTGAATTTACCGTCAGAGGCAACAGGGCAAATGGCATCCTTGACATTGAAAGAGAACATAATCAATTTATTTGTAGCACTCTCTTTATTTGACAAACACCATGTATAAGTTGCTAGGTTTATTCCCTCTCCACATCGTTCAAAGACATCCTTGTCGACATTGGTAACCGAAAACCTGTCACCTTTAAGATAATTGATACCTCCTTTGTAGATTCCCTCCCCTCCAGAAGTAACAACTTTATAAGCTCTAGCTGTTCCTTGATGGTCTGGGACAATGCCCAAATAAGCTAGCCAGTTTATATCGTCTAGTATACTTCCTTGGAGGTCTGCCCCTTGGAGGTATGCCCCTTGGAGGTCTGCCCCTTGGAGGTCTGCCCCTCGGAGGTCTGCCCGTTGGAGGTCTGCCCCTCGGA